TATTTCCTTAGTGTGTAAATGTTTGTATAGTATATAACATTTTTTTAGGTTGTTCAAATCTTTCGGGAAAATGTTATTTCATTTTACTTGCTTTGTAGTCTTTGATAGATTGAATTGCCTCTAAGAGACTATTGAATAGTTGTTTAAGTGTGTTCATAGAAATTTCCAATTGGATTGTTTGCGATGGAACTCGTAGGTCAATCGCTCAATGTCGCCTACATCTTGTGGATTACGGCTGACGATATATTTTTCTAACTCAGTGCCATAGGTGTCTGTAGAGAAACCTAGGAACACTAATAGTATTCCTAAGAGTTTCATAATTACTTAGCCTTTGTAGATTTAGCAGATTTAGCAATATTAAAAGCGGGTACCATTGCTTTATACTGGTCAGCTAATTGTGTGTAAAAATCTTTGCTTGTGAAAATCATACCCAAAGCCATTGCTGATTGCATTCCTGCATCTGCGGCTGCTTTTGTGTATTTTGATTGTGCATCAACGAATGTATTCATTGCTGTTTTGATGCCTTCGTGTTGAACGGTTTGTTCTACGAATTTCTTTTTAAAGTCTGAAACGCCGTCAATAAAGGCGTAAGTTGCTGTGTTAAACATTTTATATCTCCTATGTGTGTGTTTAAAAGTTAGGTTTTTATGAAGAACCCGTAACTTCATATATATTTATGCCACTTGATAGATTTCTCTATATTTTGACATAGCCATTTCTCTGGATAGGAACAATCTTACCTTGACATAATCAGTTAATTCCTCATCGTTAATTAAAGAGGTTTGAATCTTTAATATGATACGACGGGAATTGACTAATATATCCTCATCACCAATTAGAACATTGTTAGGATCACGTCCCCAAGTTTTAATTGCGATAAGTCTGTATGGATTACTTCTTAGAAGTTTCGGCTTTTTTATCATCAGCTTTTGCTGGCTTGGCATCACTTTTTGTGTCTGCCTTGGGAGCATCCTTTTTCTTAGCCAATTTCATTTCTTCTTTTGGTACTTCTGCTTTAGCAGGTGCAGTAGCGGCTGGTGCAGTTGCTGGCTTAGCGGCAGGAGCTGTGGTCTGAGCCATTGCTGTTAGTGATAATGTTGATAGGATTACGATTGCTAATGTTTTCATTTTAAGTTTCCTTTATGGTTAATGAAGTAGATTTTTACAGTCTACATATATATAACGCGGTAGCCAACTGTTTAGTTGACATAAATACATTATGTTATATATATCTTATCAGGGAATCTTTGACGGAAAAGACTATGAAGATGCCAATACTCCTGACCAAATAGGAAAATCCTTTAATAATGGATTTGCTTGTATGGTCGATGTTTGGAGAATAGATAATACGTTATGTGTAGGTCCAGAAGCTGCACCTATTCCAGTAACTGACAAATATCTACAGGGTAATCGTTTTTGGATTAAATCTGGGAATCAGGAAACATACGACTGGTTTACTACACAACCATTAAAAAATTATCCAAACTATTTTTATCAACCTAATCCTAATGTAAATGCATTAACTAGTAGCAATAAGTTATGGACACCCGGTACTGTACCGGTAAATGATACTAGTATCATTGCGCTTCCTGAAATTAAGGATCGTGGATTACTTAGTACAGTACATTTAAGATGCTATGGAATATGTAGCACCTATTTAAACTTCATTAAACGTATGCGTAATGAGGGTCAGCGGTATTAACCACCTCTACCCGTTCTACGAACAACACTTGCACCTCCAAAACCTTTACTAGGCTTTGGAACTTTCTGTTCAGACTTTTTACCTGTTAACATTGGTGTATTTTTCTTTTTAGCTTCGTTAGCTAAATTAATAAATGGATTTGGGTTTTTCTTTTCTGTCATTTTTTTACCTTTATGCTATCTAAATATTCATTTACATTTCCATATAAACTTATCATCATGGCAATTTTACTGTCATAAAATCGTATGTAGGGGAAACTTCTTTTTTCAAGTTTATTTACCCCCATATAATATGGGCACTTAATTTTTTTATTAAGTTCTAATATATAAGCATGATATTGAGTTTCAGGCTGTATTTTGAGTTCATACTGATAGAATTCTATTTCTGCTGTTCTAAATGCTAGATCACCTACATCAGTTAAACGCAATCCGTCTTGGCGCCCAGTCATCCACCATTTAAAAAGTAGTTTATCTACCGAGCTGTTTTTTTCTTGAATTAATGAATCAGGAAGTTGAGCCAATACAACTTCTGTTATAGTTTCTTTAAGTGTCTTACGCTTACTCATCTGGGTAGACAACTCTACCGGAATTCATAAAGACTACGGTAAACTTATCTGTTTTGAATTGTACATTCAATTTACGACATAAATTACGTGCATGTCCTGGGTTACTAAAGCTAGTCTTTTTATACTTAGGTGTTGCTTCGTTATCTAAATAATGTTGGCTTTTTAAATTGATAGGTTGACCGTCAAAAAATACGGCCCATATACCCGCAGCCTCTACAATCTGGTCACATTTATATGTTACTTTGTCTACTAATTCAAGTAATATTTTAGGTTGTGTTCTACTCATTAAAATCTACCACCGTTCATCTCTACTTGAAATATTGGTTCTACTTTGTTTGTATTCTGTAAAAGTTCATAGTTATCTACAAGTAATTTAGTTAACTCATCACGCAATCCGCGGGCTTCACTTATGGGAATAACCACATCTCTTCCCTGTTTGCCTTCAATCAGGGTTACTTTATCCACGAATCGCTTAATATGTATCATCAGTTATTTATCATGCTTTTTGCTTCATCTTCTGTTTTAAACGGACCTTGATATGGATAACGCTCAATAAAGATGTATTTAGGACAAAAAACTGTTGTTTTTTCACTTCCCTGTTGAATTACAAACCATCCTGCGGCATGATAGCACTTACTTTTAATACCTGTAGTAAACAAATGTAATTTACGTTTTATATCTAACATGCTATTGAACACTGTACCTGTTGTAGGATATACCTTAAAGGGCAAGTCGTGTTTAGTTTTATCTGCTTTTTGTACAGTTTCAAATTCAATATTTGTCTTACGTTTGATAGCTGTAGTATTTTTATAATGGCTTTTATTACCATTCAATTTAACTTCAAAGCCAGAACCATCAGCTAATACATTACCGACTTTTTCTTTGCCATCTGTAACAATCCAAAATTGATTTTTAACTACGGGTTTTGCAATTAGTGTTTTAGTCATTTTTATTCCTCTGTGTAAGTGTAACATCATTAAATGTATTTGTCAACCTTTGTACCCAAACTATATAGATATTGGTACTCCTGATATTCTTTTGTAAGTTTTAACGATTCATATCGTTTAACTTCCTGTATGCTTTCTAAAAACAATCTATGTTGATCCATACGTTTATCTGCTTGTATACTTAATATTTTATCTTTTTCCCGATTATCATCCCGTTTAATATCAGTTTTCTTTGTTGCTTCTATGATATCTTTTAACATATTATACCGTAAGGTATAATTAAGTAAGGGAGTGGGTGCGGATATGGTGCTCATGTGAATAACCTTATGTCTTTGTGTTTAACAAGTAAAATATTATATACTACATTTTTGTATTTGATAGGCAAATCTAAATGTACACTGATTCTCGGCCCTTCAATTTCATTAATTAGTGTATCATTACCCACCGTGCCAACAAAAGGAATCTTATTCCATTTACCAATAACACGATCACCAATACTGTATTTACCCGAATATCGGTTAGCTTTGAAATATTCTGCTAGTGTTGGCATTATAACATAAACTGTTTTAGTACACTATGTGCTAAAGACAAATCCTCTACTAGTGGTTCATCTAGCATTTTACGATATTCTACAATGATTTCCATAGCATATGCTTGATCCTCATCATCTAATGTATTCCACCACTCATATAATTCATCTGGTGTTTTGTTTAAAATATATTGTAAATTTTTATAATCTCTTGTCATTATTCAACTCCAAAATGTTGTTTAATTAAATCCGAAGCAAGGAATGGTTCCGCAGTATCAGCAATATCAGCACATTTCCGAACAATCAATTCGGCGAATTTTTCTGAATTATCAACGTTCATCCATTTACCACTTACGTCGGTCCCTACTTGTTCAATCAATTCTTTAATTCGTTCACTCATACTAAACTTCCTTTATAAGGCGCATTCAACCATTTTGCATAATCTGCATTTTCTGAAATCTTTGTAAGTTCATACCGGCCGCAGAATTTCATAAAGTGAATTCCTACTTGAGGTGTAACTGTTATACGCACACCCGCACGAATGTTTTCATCTACTGATTTTTTAACTTCATCCGGCTGACAGGTAAGATCAATCAGTACACGATTTCTCTCATAATCATCACGCACCCTATGTTCTACTTGATTATGGTCCAACCAGCGTTGAAGTTGTAAATTGTTCCACGAAAATCCTTGCTTTTCTCTATCAGCATAGGCCTCAATCAATCCAACTTTATTCTTACTACCTTTAGTACGCACCCCGGGATAAGCACTGAACACGTTGTCTGTAGAATCTCCACGCATACATTTTTCGAACAAAATAAATTGTGGGTCACCTAACAGTTTGGGCTCGCCAGTTTTTTTATCCTTAACAATACGACCTTTGTCATCAAAATAACCCTCAAGTGTAATCAATTGATTAGTGATACCATTATAAATTTTAGTCTTTTCCGTAATGAGTTGTATAAAATCTGTATCGCTTGAAATTATAAAATTTTCATCTTCCGGATGCAGTGCCACCCAACGTGCAATTAAATCATCAGCTTCTGCCTTAGGATCACGAAGGACACTTACGTTTGTCCGCTCACGCAAGAATGTTGTGAACTTTTCATACGTTTCCCAAAATAACTCGTTTTCTTCTTTCTCTGCTTGGGTTTGTGATTGTGCATCTACAATTCTATTCTTTTTATAGGGCTCATAAAAATCTTTGCGCCAGCTACGGCCCTCGAGACAAAACACCACGTGATCAATTCCAAATTTTCTAACAATTTGATTACATGATGCAAGTGTAAGATGTAAAGCCATCGCCACCTTCTCCTCTGGATCACTGTTGCGAGAAGCAACATGCCGTGCCCTAAAGAAAAGATTAGCTGTATCCATAAGTGCGTATTTTTGTTTCATGTCTCTATTATACACTACTATTTAAATAATGTCAATTTTGTGGGGCTTAGGCCATAATTCAAAAGGTTGTTTTTTCTCACTAATATACCGACCATATTTATTGCTAAATTCCGATGCCGAAAATAATTTATTAGGGTCAATACTAGCGTGAATTAACCACGTCCTCACAGTTCTACATACCTCTTCATCTGGCCAATTATTTATAATATAAATAAGGTGTTTATTTGCTCGTTTATGGCTAAATCGTTTACCCTTCATATCTTCAAGCATGGACCAAGCTTGGTCACAATAATTATCCGATAAGATAGTCCACATAAGTTCTTGCTCTTTTGTAAGTGTCATATGGGTATTAATATAATATTATTTTTTTTGAAATATATACACGCCTTCGTATTTGAAGCCGTTTTTCAATTTATTGTTACCTTTTCCCGGGCGTACATTTAACATCATTTTTAGAGTATCAACATGTTCAAAGTTTAGTTTCTTTGACAATTCAATCCATCTATCAACAACTTTAGTTTTACCCTTATCGTAATCAGCAATATTTACAGCATAGATAGCATTATCTACTAGAACCTTGTATAACATAGTTAATGTAGGTTCAACATAGAAATCAAACCATGCGTCCAAATTGTTATAGCGATTCATACATTGAGTTTCTTCATCACTATAAATTTCTAAATTAAAGTAAGGCGGGCTACTAAACGCCGCATCAAATGATTTTTCAGGTGCATCAAAATCTTCACTACAACAATGATTCATTTGATATCCATTTCCAATTGATAAATCATTAAGCATACTACCTAATGCATCCAATCCAACATATGTACTAGTATTCGGGTCTATTCCCGTATAATTATATCGCATATTGCTAGTCATAGATCCTAACATTCTACCACCGTAACCACTAGAAAAATCTAATACATTACCAAACATGTTAGGACAAATATATTCATATATAGCACGTGCGTTTAACGTTTTAAAATTTTGAATAGTTCCGCCTCCAGTGAGGTCTAATGCTCGGCGTATACTTTGTGGCAATACAGCTTTATCACCTTCATTTCTGTGTTTATAACAAATTTGAATAGCTGCCTTTAATTTTTTGTCATTGTTAAACCTATGACGCAAACTAACTTCAGAGTAATTAAAAGTTTTTGCATCTTGCATATTAGGAAACCAGAAACGACTAAAACTTTGTCCTGCTGTCATTCCGGTTGGTATTTGTTTATTTTTTAATAACACTGATTTACTAGTTAAATTTTTTAATTCTTCCTCACACCCTTCTAGTGAATAGTAAGTAATAGGTAATATATTTTTAGTACGATAGATATCAAACACTTCCTGTTGAATCAAGACCTTTCCAGCATCATCAGCTTTTGTCCAGGCTTCCTTAGAAAGTTTTTTTAAATCTTTTTCAACACTTTCATATCCGGTTGCAGTTTTTTGTGTGGGTGTAAAATTCCATTCTTTGCATATATCACTATAGTATGTTAATACTTTAGGATTTGTAATATTTGTCATAAATCTCTTTAACTTTCTTATAATTATTTATTGTAGGGATTCTTTTCCAAAAAACAACTCCGTTAGCAGGTGATGTTGCACTTAGAGCCTTACTCAACATTGTAATTGGGCTAGTATTCCAATATTTAATAAAACGCTCTGCCTCATTTGGATCTTCCATTTTAATCCATAAAGAATTATGACCCGTGCCGTATACGGGACTAGCATATTTTACCGGACTTTGATGGTTACGACCACCGTTTTTACTAATAACAATCTTATGTTGACCTACTCCCTCAGAGGGGGTAATGATAGTTTTACTCACATTTACTACTTTTCTATAGTCATCACCTTCTCTACCGACTTGAAAAATTAAAGGAACATTACCGGGATTGTTAATAACTGCTTTACTATTTGTATAATATGATCCATATTTAGCATCATAACCTTTAAATGATTGATCCAATACTTCAAGTGCATATTGATATTGAATTAAATCATTGTTTGGTAAGAATGGTGGATTATCTACAGTTAAACTGAGTTCATCATTAAAAATAGTAACTAGTTTGTTAGTTTTAACAGGTTCAAAAACCATCATACATTGAGGTGTGAATGATCCAGTCAATGCTAGATACCGATATGATGTTAATTCATGTATTTTATTTTCTGTATAAGAGTTTTGATTGGCCCTGCCCGTTACAACCAATAGTTTACATTGTTTTCTCCAATGTGGTACAAATCTGTTGATAGTGGAATAGTCTAAATTACTTATTACATAATCAAACTTAGTACCTACTGACATGCAATCATGTTGGTCAATATTAATGTTGAAGGTGTTATCATTAATAGCACGTTTCAAATTTGAATGCGCTACCTTTACTTGAGTAGCATCAATATCGCATCCAAATAATTGATTACCAAAAATATGCGTTAATCTTTGTGTTTCATCGGGTATTGCTTTAGCAAGTGTATTCATTAATACATCAGCAAGAACCAAAAGTATAGATCCTGTGCCACATTGTGGATCACAATACGTAATATTAGGATTAGAAAGGTCTTTTCTAGGTATTTGGTTAATCAGAATACGAATATGATCCTCAGGCAACATTGTTTGGTTGCTGTTAGCATCATAAAGTTTAATTTGATTGATACGTTTTTTAATGTTATTGAAAATCATTATACTGACCAATTGCCCGATTAATTGAAATGATATTAATTGCTGGTTTAATCTTATTCCATTCTTTCGGAACAAGCCCGGTAATGTCATCTACTACTGTAATGTCTTTATAGTTGATAATATCATCTAATGAATTTATTGTCAAGTTATCGGCCCATGCTACATCAATTAATTTGAAAATTTGACGCAATGCATATTTGATACGCAGTACTGTTTCCTCGTCTTCGGAAACTTCCTTAGTGGTTGCATTAGAAGTTTTTTTGCTTAACCGTTTCTTATTTGGACCGGTAAGAATGTCATTGGTATTGAGTTGACTATTTGCATTTTTATTCTTTGGGTCAGCTTTCTTGTTAGCAAGTAATAGAATAATGTCGTCAGTGATACCGGCAATATCTACCGCATTACCCACACGATCCATATAGTTATTAATATCGGATAAGAAACGTGTAGAAATGGTTCCACCGTCAATTATATTCCAAACATTACCTACGTAATCATATACTTCACTTACAGCCAACCATTCAGCTAGAATTTTATCTACTGGGCGATTTTCAGCAATACTTTGTTGTTCGCAATGTTGATACATTACATTTACTAGACGTTCAGGTGCATAATCAAAAACAATAACACTTTCCTTTTGGCCGTCTGACCATGGAGTTTTGCAACGAAAGCTACTTTGAAAGTAATCGGCCGCACTCTTGTCGTTATTCATCTGATGTACACTCCACCATTCAGGTACACTTGTACCTTCCTTAAATCGGTCACATGAAAGTGTAATAGTACCGGCGCCATGCTCATCATCACTACGTTGAATTAAATCTTTAACGTCTTGAATATTTTTCACATTTCCACCACTAGCATTAATGATAGTACGTTTACTAAAAAAGGGATGTTCGTTAAGCATTTTTGCTAAAGCGACAATGGCTTCAACATCGTCCGGCAACATCCAAAATGCATGTTTAGATACTTTGTCAGCAAATGACAAGAATCGTTTAGGAGGTTTCTTATACGTACTTACTACAAAATTTAAAAACTCATTTACTGCCATTACATTTTTAAACACTCCATTCTCAGTTGCAAACAATTTGGGAAATGTAAATCCATCATCACCTAAATATGATTTAACCTTGTCAGGCACATTAATCATTGCATAATTAATATCAGCACGATATCTAAAGCGTTCAGCCATATCACCGGTGGCTTGTTTACGCAACATTTGTTCTTCAATATAGTCAAAGTTGTAAATGTCATCCTTATCATACCTACCACTAAGCACAGTTTTATATGGGGTGCCGCTTAGTTCAATCTTTTTACCAAACTTTAATCTATTCCAAAGTCTTTGTGTGTTTTCAGTCAGCGTGGCATAATGTTGCTCATCAAAGAATACAATATCCCAATATTGGGCAAAGATTTGTTTCAACAATTCAGTTGGCTTATCAAAGTGTTTATTGATATATTGCAAACTAATGAAAGTAACATTTACTTCAGCATTGTTATGAATTAGTTTTTTTGGTTTTTTATAATTATGATACTCCCAGTTGCTATAATTTACATGGCTTTTTTCGCCACCGGGCAACAGTTCTGACCAACTGTCATTAACTCCAACTCTAGCAGTAACAATTAATATTGATTTAGCTTTAGTGGCACGTGCAATTTCATATGAAATGAAACACTTGCCGGCTCGCATAATAGCATTAATTAACAAGTCATTCTTTGATGTAAGCCTGTCTACGGCCCAATCTACAATTTTTTGTTGATATGAGAGAGCCGAAAAGTTTTCTATTTCGGCTACCCCATATCTTTTCTCATTAACTAGTCTTTTTCCTATATTAACTACATTATCCACACTCTCGTGTTTTGGATCAAAAAACCACTCAGATCCACGACCATGGACCCACGTTCCCATATTTTTTTGTTTTTTGTGAAAGAAATCCTTTTCCAGCTTGCGAAGGTTACTTAAACTTGTACTCTCATCACCGGTTTCACAAAGATCGGAAAAATCTTCATAATGCAGAATTTCGTAAGTGTCACCTGTCGATGACGCCTCTCTAAATTGTTCTTTTATTCGTGATTCAGCGGCTTCGTATGCGCTGTTTGCTAATCGTCTAGCTGACCCGTTTTTAACTTCGTTAACAAGTCGTCTGGTACGGGAAGTATACCAATAAATTACGGTATAATATTTCATAGAAATTCCTTTAGTGTCAATACAAGTATTGTATCAGAAATTAGATTTATTGTCAAATTATACAAAATCGTAACTATATTCACCATTTACAGGACCGTTGATTTGGACTTTTCCGAGACCAAATTCTTTGCTTAATTTGTGAAAAATACTACGGGCGGTTTCTTCGGAACATTCGGCAAACAATGTGCCAGTATCAGCAAAAAATCCTGCATGTTCGTTGTCATTTAACAACGGACGAACTAAGTACGACACATTACTTTCAAATTCTTCGTGAGACATTTTAACCCTTTATTAGCTTTAATACTATGTATTATACACCCAAAATGATTTATTGTCAACTTTTTTTCAAGTACAAAAAGACTTTTTTTGTACTTGAGGGAACCCATTTTTTAGCATCAGGTCCACAGGCTTCATAGGTACTACGCATTAATCCAGCAGTATGAAAATACCCTTCTTTGGTTACTCCTACTACCGGATCAAATTCGGGTTCGGTCCAACTTTCGGGAAGGGTGCATCTGAACCCATATGTAAAATTAGTCAGCCTGGACATAAAGCTAGCCTGGACATTCTTACAATCTTTACAGAGAAAGCTTTTGTTAAATTCTGTAGTCATATGACTCCTTTAGTTTCAATACAATTATTGTATCATATATCAGAATTATTGTAAAATTTAATCCTCAAATAATTATTGATTTTCTTTTTAAAACTTCCACTTATCAACTTACCTCAGTTCGTCCATTGCCAAGGTCCTTAGTACGGATAACTCTTGCATCACGATTCTCTGGATCTGCAACTTGCTGTTCATACATCTCTAAGGCCACGTTGCGACAAACTGTCTGAAACCAACGATCCACAATGATTACATCTGTATCATCATCACGTTGTTTATAACCTGCTCTAATTAAATTCAAAACAAACTTGTCATTGAAATCTAAATCAAATGCACCATCATTGATATTCTCGGGATTGATTTCTACTTTAGTAATAGCAATGTAGGGTTCACTTGCTGCCGTTGCTTTTTCTTTTGCAGTAAGCTCCGGTGTAGGGGGTTTCTGTTGTTTAGGTTTGGGTTCTTTTTTAAGAACAGGTTCAACCTCTTGCTTTTTAAATAAGTTTTTTATTTTGTCAAACATTTGTATCTTTCATGTAATTTAAAGCTGGCAAGATTCTTTGCCTTTGATTCACACATCATATCAAAATTATCAATGAATGTCAATGCCCAATCGTTCACCGCTTCGTTCCAATAATAATCACTATGTGCCCGAAGTTTCTGTTTACTGTGACCTGCTTCAATCAACGCACCATGAGAGGGTAACTGTGATCCGGGATGGCCGACAAGTACATCTTCACGACTGACGGAGTAATGGAGAGTAGGGCGAACGCCACGCCAACTATCAATGACCATTTTAACACGGTCATCAGTAGGTTGAATATATTCACCTTCCCGAATCCAATTGTGATGAATGTCCATGACCGTAGGGACGAGGTCAGATAACGATAAGCAGTCAAGTAATCCATGTGTGTATTCCTCATTTTCTAGTGTTAGTGTGTTTCTCGCTTCTGGAGACAATCTATTGTACACATCTCTAATGCCTTGTGGGCCCCTACGTCCAGAGATGTGTACATTTACTTTGAAGTCTTGAAATGTCTTCCCATAGCCCATAAAACGAACCATGTCACAATGATATTCAAATTCTTCTATACTCTTATTTACTACCTCATCACGGTCACTCGCTAAAACTACAAATTGGTCAGGGTGAAAGCTAAGACGAACATCATTGGCTCTAGCTGTTTCACCAATGGGTGCAAACCAACGCTGTAAGCTATTCTGTACATCAGTACTTTGCCAGAATTCTTTGTATCCATCCATAGTGTAGAAACTGAGCATATCACTAGTAAGACGAACCATACGCAATTCGGGTTCTAATGTAGCAACACGTTTAACTAATGCGTGAGTGTTCATAATGTTACGTTTAGCAACATCCATAATCTTTTCTTCTACTACACTACGATTATTACGCTTTGCCCACGCTTGTGTAGTACCACCTGTATTAAGGCCTTCTGCCGAAACAAGCTCACCTTTGTGGTTAATTTCTGCCCATTTACAAGCAAAGCCGATGCGTTTGATAGATTGATTTGTCAAAGTAATAGTCCAAAGTGATAAATAATAGATATAGTGTAGCATACCTACGCAATAAAGTCAACTATTTACGGATAACAATATGAGATTTAACGAAATTATATCAGAGAGTTCAGGAACCAAACTGAAAGACATAGCAAAAATTGCCACCAATATGCAGGATGCTGACTTTTGGTTAGTGCGTAAGGGTAGTGATAAGACAGTAGGTAAGCCTGTTAAAGAGTTTGATCCTTCAAGGATTGGTATTAAAGTAGTAAAAACTGATGTTATTGACCCAAACTATCTTTATTATACAATGATGAATTTACACAATCAGGGTCATTTTGCACGTATAGCTAATGGCACAACTAATTTAGTTAATATTACTGTAAATGATATTGCTAATATTCCATTAGGTCAACAGGGTATGAATGAAGCAAAAGACCCATGGAAAGAATATGAATTTATACACGATGGTCAAAAAATAGGACACATATATAGTAGGACAGGTCAGCCTCCCTTTACAACTAGAAGAAAAGTTGGTAGATTTATAAAGCAAATGAACCATAATAGTCTTAAAGATGCTCAGAATTATTTAATTAACAAATTTTTAGGTAGATCAACTTACTATGATACTAACGGGACACTTCAGCAAAATATAGATGAAGACTGGAACAAAGTCAATAAGAAAGACAAAACGTCCGGTATGAGCCGAAAAGCAGTTAAAGCATATCGTAGAGAAAATCCAGGCAGCAAATTGCAAACAGCAGTTACTACCAAACCTAGTAAATTAAAGCCTGGATCAAAAGCTGCCAAACGCCGCAAGAGTTTTTGTGCCCGTATGAGTGGTAACAAAGGTCCTATGAAAAAGCCTAATGGTAAACCTACCCCTAAAGCATTAGCACTACGCAGATGGAATTGCGAGAGTATAGAGCAAATGGAAGAATTAGTAATGCTAGCTGAACAATATATTAGGAACCTTAAGAAATGAACTTTACAGAATTATTTGAGGGTGCAACACCTAAATTACCCGGAGCAGTAGCGGGTATAAAAGTTATGAGCATGGATCAATTCCTAGCTCAATCAGGTGATGAACCGGAAGAAAAAATAGATGAAATGTCTTCCGAAGAATTAGATAAAATGTCACCTGAAGAATTAGCACAGTTTACACATAGGGCTAGAAAAGATAAATCTAAAATAGATCCTAATGCAATTGATCAGGCTTATGGTAAAAGTATGTCTATAATGTTCCCTGATAGCAATAAACGCAATACACAATCTACAAATAATAAACAACAAAACGTAAATGAAGGTATTATAGGTGATGTATACAATAAATTAAAATCAATGGTCCTAAAAGTGTTGGGTAAGAAACTAGTCAAAAACCCAGAGGATCAAATTGCCTTTCAACGTATGATGAGTAGAGTTACTGGGCCACTTGATACCACTCAATATTCAAAATTATGGCAAGACTATAAAAATGACAAACACTACTATGTTAGGTTACCAACGCTTCAGGATATGAACAACAGCGAACATATGTATTTGTGGTCTAATAGTTTATCACAATACGTAATGGATAAATTTCCAAACGCTTCGACGGAAGCATTACTGCAAGCTGTAGAAGGATTAACGCAGTTAGCAGTGAAAGACTTTAAACAAAGCTATCGTGATTTAGATGAAGCAACCAAACTTCCAGCACAAACACGTGAACTAAAAGGTCAAGAACTAGACGATTACTTAGATAGGATTCGTAATCGTGAAAAGGGTAAAACAGACAAATATAAACTACCTTACATACATCGCTCAAGTGTAGTAAAATACTACAATGAAGAAGGTAAACGCTACAATACAGACCAAATCAAAACAGCATTGGGTGTTCGTCCAAAGAAACTTCTTAAACAAAATGAGAAGATGAAACATAGCAACGGTGAACTAGAACAATTCTATAACATTGGCTTTGCCGCATTAGTTGGTATAGCATTAGATGAGGGTACTAACGAACTAATAGTAGTTAATACATGTCCGGGCGCTGGTTCATGCAAAATAGAGTGTTTTGCTATGAAGGGCGGTAAGGTTCAATTTGAAGGTCCTTGGTTAAGTGATGGAAGAATACTAACTTTCTTATTAAATGATCCAGATGGTTTCTTCAATCAACTAAGTAATGAAATTACAAAAGAAGAAAAACTAGCACAAAAAGGTGGTTACAATCTAACTATTCGTTGGCATGATGCTGGTGATTTCTTTAGTCCAGAATATCAAGACTTAGCATTTAAATTAGCAGCCTCTCACCCTGATGTTAAGTTCTATGCTTACACAAAAATAGCAGATGCGGCATTAGGTCAAAAGCCAAGTAACTTCATTGTTAACTGGAGTGAAGGTGCAAGTACTAGCCAAGAAAAACAAGTTAAACAACAAGATCCGCAATTAGATGTAACAAAGAATAGTCGTATTGTTCCTAGTAAGTTATTCTATGACTTATTGAAGAAAGATGAGTCAGGTAAGTTAGATAAGACTGCTGATGGCGCATGGCAACCAAAAGACTTGGCTGCATTAGAAGAATTAAAAGATAGATTGGCAAATCAATATAATCTAAAACGTGATAGTATTATTGATTACAATGAGATGATGGCTACACCACAGAAGAATAACATCAAGAAATGGAATGTTATTATTGCTCCGGGTGAGGGTGATATCAGTGCTAATAGGCAAGATGTATTGTCTACATTATTATTAAAACATTAAGTTATGTGATTAAATATAGTAATGACAAAACATTGCTTTATAGTGACCAGCGCGGTCAATACAAAATGGGGTATGTATAACAATGAAACAAGGTTTAAACAAACGATTGACACCTTAGACAGTATACATAAATATGCCCCAAACAGTAAAATAATAATTATGGAATGCGCTGCCATTCCTTTAACAGAGTGGCAAACTCATGTACTAGGTGGCAAATCAAATTTGATTGTAGATTGGACTAATCATCATATAGTTCAACATATAAATGACCAATCAAAAGATGAAAGTATATTAAAAAACTTTACAGAAATAAATTGTTTTCCCGGAACTATTGAACATTGTTTAGCAACAGATTTACTTAAAGATGTGGATCGTGTACATAAAATATCAGGTAGATATACATTAAACGAACATTTTAATTTAGAATTATATGAAAATAATCAAAAAATTATAGTTGGACCTAAAAGACCAAGTCGCTTACCGTTCATATCAGCTTTAGTAGAGTTTGAATATCCATGTAGATTATGGAGTTGGCCGACTTCTATGTCTAGTGATATTGCAAAAATGTTTAATGAAATGTTACCGTTTCTTGTTAAACATAGAGAAAGAAAATACATAAGTGAAACGGGTGAGGAACTGCAAGCATATATGGATCTTGAGCATTTATTATATCGTTTCCTTGATCCAAATAAGGTTGAATCAGTTAGTAAATTAGGTCTTGATGGAAATCTGTCCTGGACAGGTGAACAAATTAATGATTAATTTTTTAACAATTGATCCATAGTATATAGATTACGCATGTAGGGTGATAACTTTTCTAGTACACTAGATTCAATATCACCCTTTCTTCTTGGACCGTATTTCACGTTGAAGTTAACATTATTGACTTTTTGAAATTCATCAACAATCTCTTTAACAGTCCATCCTACTCCGTGACCTAGACATTCAGTACTATTGCTAGGCTTTTCAATTGCTTGTTTCAATGCGTCACATATTTCATTAACATGAACATAATCACGTACACAGGTGCCGTCACTTGTATTGTAATCATTTCCAAAAATTGTAAATTCTTTTGTAGTTCTAGCTTGTATTAAATTGTACATTAATCCGTCTGGATTAGTCGGTTCATACCCATCATTACCTATTACGTTATAGAATCTAAAAATACTATAATCTTGTTGTTTATGTTTTGTGCAATATTCTCTAACAACATCTTCAGCGGCACGTTTACTGATACCATAAGCACTAGAACAATCTTGTGCGGCACCTGTACTAGCAAAGATAAAGTTTTTAGTTTTTATCTTGTTAATCACATTCATAGTACCGTTTAGATTAGTGATATAGTATTTGATTGGTATCTGTTCACTTTCACCCACACGTACTAATGCCGCTAAATGAATTACGCTATCATATTCAATGTCGTTGGGTATAACAAATTGTCTATTAATATCACAACGATAAAACTCATTTAATGGTGCTTGGGGTTCTTCAATATCTAGCCCGTGAACTTCATAATCATTGGCTAACATCTTGGATAGATGTGAACCGATATATCCTGAGCAACCTGTAATTAAAATCTTTTTCATAATCCCTCAAATAATGATAGACCTTCAGTTTCTTCTACTGGTTCAAAACTAGGGTCTTTTGTCAAAAATGTATCGTCATCGGTATAGATAACTCTAAACTTATGCTTATTAGTTAATACACTACGCACATCATCAATACAGATAATACTACGGTTTAAATCATTAATGTAATCTTGTAACCTTACTGTATTCTCGCTACAAATCTTTGCTGTATTGCTATTAGATTGTTTAGGCTTAAAGTCTCTAAAACATTCCATCCATTTATGAAATACGCCAGCTTCTTGTTCCTGTGCGTGTTGTAATGATCCCAAGTTATACCATCTTTCTGCTTTTTCAAAAATATCATATAACTCTTTAGCTTTACTTGCCATATCTTTTTTAGTACAAGTATAGAAAAAACTTTTATTGAAGTTATTAATCCAGCGTTGATTCTCTAATACAAGTGTAGGCATTTGAATATGTTGTTCATAGAATGCCATACCATAACTCTCTACTGTACTAGGATTAAAAGCAATTCTAGCACTGGTCATAAAGTCAACTTTCTCTTTACCAATAATACTTACACGAATTTCGTAGGGTACACCAATCTTCTGTAGTCGATCTTCAAACTTCTTAGCACCATTCGCACTAGTCATTACCTTAGCAGGCAATTTTGTTTGTTCAATCAAGTCTAAGAATAGTTCAGGATTCTTACCTTCCTCCCAACGTCCTACAAACAATATACCTTCACGTGGTTTATGATGTTCTTCTAGTAACCCACGTTCAGTAATTGGGATAGGTAAGTGATATGACGATTCATTTAAATGTATTTGATTGAATTTACTCTGTGTTCCCACATCAATATTTGTTAAACTTAATTGGTGACGCATTGCTACATTAGTGTTGAACAAGAAGGGATTCTTAGTGTCTGTAAATATCTGGCTTTCTAAATGAGTATATGCAATGATTTGAATAACATCTTCAAGACCCATAGTACTAGCTACTTGTACTGTTTCATAGGTGTTACATATCAATGCATCATATAAATTATGTTCTAATGCTTCCACAATTGCTGTACGAAAGTTAGCCATTCGTTCATAACAAAATGTATCACCATACATAAAGATATTGCTATGGTCAGTATACTTTAATGATTCTAATGGAGCAATGATATTCGCAGGAATAGATTTAATAAACTCTGTATCTTGTGGTTCTTTGTCTGTAATAATATCAACCTTGATATTATGTTGATCCATTAGTTCACAGAAGCTTTTAGTAAATTGTCCTATTCCCCCGTGTGGTATTAATGTTTGATAGCTTACTAAAAAGCCAATTCGTTTATCATATGTTTTCATTTTGTTTCATTTACTGTGGGAACATCCTGCCAATCAGTCCATTCACGTTTTTTAGTAAAGCTACCTTGAATAGTGGTTGTACTATAATCTGTTACTTCAAATTGTGTTCTATATTGTAACACTTTTTCAAATCCGTCTGACGCTTTTCGGACAAGATATCTTAATTCATACATATATTTACCTTGTTAGTTTCCATATAATATGGGCATTCTTATCGTGCCATCTATACTCTAAGATAGACTCTCCGGGCCCTGTAATAATTCTAGTCATACGATAAGCCTTCTTTAACCAAATACGGTTACCAGTTAAGTGGCAAGTTTCAGGTAACCAAGCAAATTTAAGTTCGGTACCTATCATCATTTTACTATAGAACGAATCGTATGATTGAGTTTGTGGCATCAAGTACCCCACTCGTTTTTAAACAATGGTACTTGGAGTCTATCGCTATAACGATAACCACGATTCATGGCTTCAATAGCAACATTCTTAGCATTCAAACTATAGATACTT